TTTATGCTTTCCTAATTCAATTAAATCTCCTGGCTTGATATCCGTTTTCAAATCCTCTTTTATTGTGAATGCATCTTCATCTGCATAAATTTTTTCTTTCTGCTTCCTTTCCTGTTCCAATAAATAAAAAATCTCATTATCACTGAATCCAGTGCTTGGTATTAAATCTTCATTATGCTCCTGAATACTGCTTAATAATTCAGCTAATTTATTATTATCAAATTCTCCTTTAATCTTATTAAGCGCAAGGTTTAAGGCTTTCTCTTCATTTTCTGATAATTTCAAA